AAGAAGCAAAAAAAGAACTGTCGTTTTATAAAGTTCCATCTTGTGTTGAATGTAATTCAGCATTGGGTAATCTAAGGTTGCTAAGTGTCATAGAACGTGTGCAGTACATAAAGGGTTGGCTGAAGAAAAAATACAAAAAGCCTCTGCGTATGCCCTATTGGGATGAGGATGAATTGGCAGAGCTAAGTTCCACTATGGTAGCTGAGATTAGAAAGGCTGCTGAACAATCTGCTTGGGTAAAAAGTAGAGTAACATATAGGCCAGAAAAAGAACTACTAATGTTAAGTTGCTACGAAGGAGATAAATGTGCCTAAACTGCCACGATATGTACAAGAACGAGTGTCACCTACGGGTGACATCTCATACCGTTTCAACCCACCACAGAACCTTGTAGATGAGGACGTGGTCAAACGTGAGGAATATGGATGTGACTTAAAACAGGTACGCAAGATCGCACGTGAACATAACAAGGCGATTGATACGTATCGTGAAGAACAAGCACAAGTTGTACGAATAAAGTCAAGCAGCAAGGTGACTGATCTGATTAACTATTACTATATGTCCAATGACTTCAATGCCTTACGTGATACAACTAAAGTAGATTATAGGTACTTTCTCACTGTGCTGCACCAGAAAATGGGGTGGCGTAAGTATGAGTACGTTACCGCCAAGGTTGCAAAGCAAGCATATGAAGAGTGGGTCAAACGTGGCATAAGTTTTGCCAATCATGCGGCGACATGTGCCAGTAGGGTATACAACTATGCTATTGACATGCAGCACACTACGTACAATCCTTGGGCAAACATCAAACGTAAGTCACCAGAACAACGCAAGGTGGTGTGGTCACACGGTGAGGTGAACAAGTTCCTTGACGTTGCATACAGTGACTTTGAGTACAGAAATGTGGGCTTGATTGTTCACATGGCATACGAGTGGTGTCAACGTCTGGGTGACATGCGTACCTTAACGTGGGACAACGTAGACTTTGATAACAGTATGCTTGAACTGGAACAGAGTAAACGTAGGGCAGATGTAACCCTGCCCATATCGGATGGCCTGTTGCACATGCTCAAGGAACAGAAGAAAGACTTTGGGTTTCAGACTTACGTAGCACCACACCCACGGCCTGTTGATGGCACATACAATCCATATGCTATGGAAAGATTGTCAAAGGTAGGTCGAAGGGTTATGCGACTAGCTAAACTACCCGAAGAGCTACGGCTTATGGACTTACGTAGGACAGGAGTAACACAGATGGACAAGGAAGGTGTACCAATCAACCAGATCATGTCGGTGACAGGACACAATCATATCTCTTCTGTTAAGCCTTATCTAAAGCATTCGTATGCAAGTGCAAATAATGCCTTGACACAGAGAAACATAAGTGTATCCTTGAGTGGAACGAACAACATAGAAAGTGATATACTATGAATATAAAAGATATTATAAGTGACTTATCACTTGTTAATGGTGAGACTAAACGTATGACATGCCCTGTATGTAATACTAAGAATACTTTTACTGTTACAAACAACATGGGTTCTATCGTATGGAATTGTTACAAGGCTAGTTGCACTGCATCTGGTGGTACACGTACTACCCTGAGTGCAGAAGACATACGTAAGTCTTTGGGTAGTGTTGCAGAAGAGACACACACTGCAACTTTCGCAAAGCCTGATTGGTTTGTACGTGATACCAAGAAGCTCAAACCTTTCTGTGATGAGTGGGCTATAGACCCACAAGATTTAGGGTTGTTGTATGACGTGAAGGAACATCGTGTGGTGTTCCCTGTTGTACACAACAATGTTATGGTCGATGCCACAGGCCGATCACTAGGTAAACGTATACCTAAGTGGAAGAGATATGGAAAAAGCCACTTGCCATATGCTCATGGGTGTGGTAAAACGGCTGTAGTTGTTGAGGACTGCGTAAGTGCTGCTATTGTAGGTGATGGTGGTGTATATGTCGGGGTTGCAGTGTTGGGTACATCATTGTCCAGTGGACACAAGAAGTACTTGTCGCAGTTCTCAACAGCAATAATTGCACTTGACCCCGATGCACTTCCCAAGACACTGCAATTTGCAAGAGACTTACGACAACACGTTGAGACAGTAAAGATACTGTACCTGCGTGACGATTTGAAATACCGTAACCCTACCGACTTTGATAACCTTACAACACTAGGAGACTGATACATGGAATTATCACTAATACGTAGCCTCATGGACAAAGAGTTCTATGATGAGCATCGTGGCGCACGTTGTCCCGACAGGCTATTCAGCAAAGATGTACGTAAGATCAAGCAGTCTATCGACACTGCTATGGATCGTTATGAACGTACCGTAACACCTGCGGAGATTGAGGCGTTGTTCATGGCTAACAACCCAACCCTCACCACCGCACAGAAACAAGCATACAGCCATCTGTTCCAACAGGTACAGAAGGAGCAGCCTATGGGCAGTGACGTAGCACAAGAGGTGCTATCCAAGCTGTTCCAACAGGTCATTGGCGAGGACATTGCTAACCTTGGCTTCGACTATGTGAACGGTAGCAAGTCTAGCCTTGAGCCACTACGTGATATGCTTGAGCAGTATGGCGATGACTTCACACCTAACCTGCGTATTGATTGGGAAGACATCAACCTTGATACTATCCTTGCCATGACTGACCTTGAGTCACAGTGGACGTTCAACATCCCTACCCTTACACGTAAGGTAGAGGGTATCAATGCAGGACACTTGATTGAGGTAGGTGCTAGACCTAACACTGGTAAGACATCCTTCCACGCCTCACTGGTAGCAGGTCCGAATGGCTTTGCATGGCAGGGCGCACGTGTTATTGTGTTGTGTAACGAAGAGGGATACCATCGTGTTGCCCATCGTTATATCACGGCAGCTACTGGATTGGACAAGTTCGAGATTGTGAAGCACAAGCAAGAGGCACTGTCTATCTTCAACCGTATACGTGACAAGATCATGTTCAAGGATGCGACTAGTCGTGACATGAACTGGGTTGAGTCTGTATGCAAGTCATACAAGCCTGACATTGTGATACTTGATATGGGTGATAAGTTTGCCCGTACTAGTGGCTTCTCACGTCCTGACGAAGCACTCAAGGCTAATGCTGTACATGCTAGGCAGATTGCAAAGCAACAAGAGTGTGCAGTGTTCTACATGTCTCAGCTATCAGCAGAGGCAGAGGGTAAGGTTGTACTCAACCAAGCCATGATGGAAGGATCACGAACAGGTAAGGCAGCAGAGGCTGACCTGATGCTGATGATCTCTAAGAACCCCACTGTAGAGGGACAAGAGGAAGAAGACAATCAACGCCACATCAATGTGGTAAAGAACAAACTGTCTGGGTGGCATGGCATTGTACATACAGACCTAGAGTACAAGATTGCGAGGTACGTAGCATGATTAAAGCAACACACATAGACCACATGGGCAGTGATCTGTCTGTCGTTAATGCAGCTAGAGTTAGTTTTGGTAAGAAGAGTGATTGGAAACACCCTTCTATCGGTCAGGAGTTTGGCCTGTCTGATCGTGACACCAAGTTAGTATACTACTTAGCAAAGCACAAACATACATCACCTTTTGGTCACTGCTTTGCTACTTTCCATGTCAAAGCTCCAATGTTTGTAGCTAGGCAGTTGGTCAAGCATAAGTTCCTGCGTTGGAATGAGATTAGCCGTAGGTATGTAGATGACGATCCTAAATTTTACGAGCCTAAAATATGGCGTGAACGAAGTGACGATAAAAAACAAGGGTCGAGTGATATAGAGGTCACTGAATTAGAGGATTCTGGTTGGGGTGAATATCACGAGTTTGATATAAACCACTACGATATGAAAAAAACTATAGAAGGTTGGCATCACAAATGTTATGACCTATATGATTTACTTATCCGTAATGAGGTCTGCCCAGAACAAGCACGTATGATACTACCACAGTCTACTATGACTGAGTGGTACTGGTCTGGATCATTGGATGCATTTTCTGATATGTGCCTGTTACGTTGTGCCAGTGATACACAGGTAGAGACACAAGAGGTGGCTAATCAAATCAGTCACAAGATGCATGAGCTATTTCCTGTGTCGTGGATGGCACTAGCTAAAGGGAGAGAATGATGAGTGAAGTAAAAATAACAGAGATCGAAGAACATGAAGATGGCTCGGCTACTCTTCAAGTCGAGTGTGATCCAGAGACTTTCATGGCTATCTTTAACGTAGGTTTTGTGGCTTTAGTTAAGGCAGGATTAGAAAAGGAGAATGAATAATGCCTTATGTAATAGAGATTGAAATAGAAAAAGGTGAGTACACCTTAGTAAGAAAAGAAAATCCGTGGACATACTCTACAGATGTGTGGATGTTTAACTCACGTGACGAAGCTGAAAAGGAAGCAGCTAGGTGGAACACAGGCAGGGTACTGTCTTATATAAGGCCCATGTCTGATCAGGAAAGACAACGAGCAAAGGAGAAAAGCTAATGTCTATTAAAGAATGGAAAGAAATGGTAGCAGAAAAACTGGAAGAGTTTGAGATACCAAGTGCGGCTGATGTTACTCGTATAACAGATGCTATAAAGAAACATAAACTATCTATTGATGATGTTGTAACTGCGATACAAAACTTTGCAGAAGACAGAGACTTCCATAAATCTCTTGACAACATCTACGGAAAAGAGGTAGAAATACTAGACGAACTAGACTAGGAGACAACATGATACTGACCCTCGACGTAGAAAACACAGTAACAAAACGTAACGGCAAGCTGCACCTTGATCCGTTTGAACCAACCAACACATTAGTTATGGTGGGTATGCTGGATGATCACATGAACGAAACTATTGTAACATTCGATCACGCAGAGCAACAACCCACCACAGATGGGCGGCGTATAGTCCAAGACGCATTGGATGCTGCCCATCTACTTGTAGCACACAACGCACCACATGACTTGGTGTGGTTGTGGGAGTCGGGCTTTACCTATGACGGTGACATCTTCGACACCATGCTTGGCGAGTACGTACTGCAACGTGGACAGAAAGATGTACTGTCACTTGAGGCTTGTGCTGAACGGTATGACCTTGACACAAAGAAGCAGGACTCTCTCAAGGCATGGCTCAAG